ATCTAATCGCCAAGAAGCAGCCAAAACACTGGGTTGACGGCGAGCAAGTGTCTCAGGTACACTATGAATATCTAGCGGCAAGGTAATCCCTAGCCACCTGAGTATGTGGATAAACTGCTCACCCATAGACAAAAATTTACAATTGTAAAAAACGAGGATAGATAATGAACTTTCACAATGTAAAAAAAGTAACGATGACTGAGCGTAGGCTTGACGATGGCACTACTTGGACTAGTCTTAAGATCAGGCATGGCGTACACTTCGAGATTGACAGGGATGCTAGGCAGAGAATAGCTGATCGCTTAGGCATAGACAGGAGGCTTGTGCGTGAAGTGATACGTGATCTAAACTGGCATCGAGAGGGTGGCATAGAAGAGGAGATTACATTATTTCATGATGACGATGGGTTCAAATTTCAAATAGGCGAGGATGACTAATGATTATAGATGATATAGACACAGCAAGAGAACGTGCCGATGCTAGAGCTATCGACGAGATGCACGGGCCAGAGGAGTACGCAGGGCCGTGGCGATATGCAGTGACTGTGGAATTAATGATAATGGCAGAAGATAAGGAGCATGCAGAAGAGCTAGCTAACATATATCTACACAGCAACCTACCACTCAAGGACAAACCAACTATGGGTGCTCTAATAGATATAGAAATACATCACGTAGAGTGGGCTTGATTGACTCACTCAAAATTCACAAGTATAATACACAATATCAAAACCACTAGGAGAACTACAATGATCTATCGACTACGAGTAAACAAGCGCCGCTTTGGTTTGACTTCAGGCTCACACTACTTAGGTGTGCATCTGGGCAAGCGTAGCTGGTACTTCCCTCACACCAAGAGGCTCAAGTCCATGACCGTGGAGGACGTAGCTGGGTTGCAGACTATCGTCACCACCTACTACAAAAAAATTACAATTGTAAATAAATAGGAGCAAGCAAATGCAATTCTACAAGGTGAACAAATCAGCAGCGCCCGAGCAACTACACTCACGAGGCAAAGGAAGTTGGAAACCACTGATGCAAAACATGCGAGAGGGAGAATGGTTCTTGGTAGAGAAAGCCAAACGTGCTAATGTACATAACGCAGCACATAAGTATTGCCGAGGGCGCTACAATCTCTACATGCACCCAAGCAAGAAAGATGTGTTCGTTTTCAAGCTCAACAGAAATGCAGACTAGGAGTAAGTAATGAGTAACAGAACAAAGTTTGGCAAGAGCGTAGACGTGTCACAACCATATGCCACATTCAAGAATCCAAAAGGATGGGAGTGGCGTGTACTCAAGACATACCAGAGTGTAAAGAAGGAGCGTGACAATCCCTACGCACGTTGGTTTGTTGCAGCCAAGTCACCATTGACGTATGATAGCTGGGAGTACGGTGATACATACGTAAGGGAAGTTGAGCAGTATGGTCATCTGACTTCAGCAACTAATGAATGGTTAGAGGAATATCTTTATGAGTGATTCATACAGCTACAATACCGACGTGACAGATCCTAATGAGCTAGACCCTATTGAGCGCATGTGTCGTGATCTGGTAGACTATCGCATCAACGTCATGCCAGTGAGTGAAATGCTCATCATCTGTGCAGACCACATGATGCAAGACTTGGAGAACAGACCTTTATCTGAGGTACAATCCATGCACGATCAGTTGTTTTCTGGTTCAGGGGAGATACACTAATGCGATGCAGAGCATGTAATGTATTGCTTGAGGACTACGAGTCCAACAGAAAAGACAAAACTACTGGTGAGTTTCTTGATCTGTGTGACCAATGCTTACACACCAGTAATCAAACACTATTCGACATGACAGAGGAGGAAGACGGTACTATTTTGTACGATGTTGTTGACAACTGAGGCACACATCTGTATAATACTATAGTGTTAGACAGCAAAAAGAAATTTACAATTGTAAAATCCTAACTGTCTATCACTATCATCAATCGGTAACAATAGGAGAACCAAATGCCGGTAATTGAAGGTAAAGCAAACTTTGTACACATCAAGAACACTGAGGAGTACCATGGTAAAGACACTGGTGCTTACACTGTGTTGGTGACACTTAGTCCAACTGATGCCCAGACTTTTGAGAACATGGGTGTGCGTCTGAAACCCTACGGTGAACCACCTGAGCAGATCGTGCAGCGTAAGTTCAAAAGCAACTACCCTGTGAAGATCATTGACAGCAAAGGTGTGGACATACGTGCTGTGTCTGAGTTCATCCTTGAGCAGCAGGCTGAAGATAACTTAGATGAGGAAGCAGCCATTGCAGCAGCGGTGGAGCAGTACGGACAGAGTGCTGTGGATCTCGCACTAGCTGACGAGATACCTAGTGGCGTGTTCCGTGTCTCATTTAAGTATGGGCCTTCGCACCCTGTGTATGGTGTGCCTGTCTACATGGACGGCATCCGCATACTGGAAGCAGAAGGAGTAGCAGGTGTTGACCCAGCACTCTAAGTTTGTACGTCATGAGCCATGCAATTCGTGTGGCTCCTCTGACGCTAAGGCTATGTACGAGGATGGGAGTAGCTATTGCTTCTCCTGCCGTGAATTTAGTAAGGGTGGCAGCAGTGTCACCTCTACTAAACCAACTGAACTCAGGAGGAAGTTAGACTTGACAGGAGTAGTAGCTGACATCCCTGACAGGAGTATTACCAAAGCCACTTGCGCTAAGTACGGAGTGACTGTGGAGTACGACTCATCAGGTAAGATAGCCAAGCACATCTACCCTTACTACGCCTGCGACACTGATGAAGTCAAAGGTACCAAGGTTAGGCTAGTGCAGAACAAAGACTTCTTCGCCACTGGTAGCACTGAAGGTGTTGGACTCTTTGGTCAGCAAACGTGCAGAGGTAACGGTAAGTTCCTGACAATCACAGAAGGAGAAGTGGACTGCCTGTCAGTAGCAGAGATGTTCGACAGGAGATATGATGTAGTGTCTTTGAGATCTGGTGCCTCATCAGCAGCCAAGGAAATCAAAGAGCAGCTAGAGTGGCTGGAGGGCTATGACAATGTAGTGCTGTGCTTCGATAACGACAAGGCTGGTAAGCAAGCCATTGCAGATGTGAAGGATCTGTTCAGCCCTAATAAGCTAAAGATCGTTAGGCTCCCACTCAAGGATGCCAATGAAATGCTACAGGCTAGACGGGTCAAGGACTTTGTGTCTGCATGGTGGGACGCTAAGGTCTATCAACCTGACGGTATTGTTTCAGGCAATGAGACATGGGATGCCCTGACCAACAAGATCAAGGTTAAGTCTGTGCCATATCCTTGGCAAGGCTTGAACACTTACACCAAAGGCTTTAGACCATACGAGCTAGTGACGATAACGTCAGGCTCAGGTATGGGTAAGTCACAGATAGTCAGAGAGCTAGAGTACTACCTACTAAACGCTACGGAGGACAACATTGGTATCCTAGCTTTAGAGGAGGACGTAGCTCGAACTGCACTAGGTGTAATGTCAGTGGCAGCAGACTGTCCCTTGCACTTGGAGGAAGACCTAGACCCTGATGTTGCATTCCCATTCTGGGAGCAGACGATGGGGACAGGACGGTACTATCTGTTCGACCACTGGGGTAGCACAAGCGAAGATAATCTGTTGGCTCGCGTGCGCTACATGGCAAAAGCGTTAGACTGTAAGTGGATCATCCTTGACCACCTATCTATCGTTGTGTCAGCACAGGACAATGGTGACGAGCGTAAGGCTATCGACGCTATCATGACCAAGCTAAGGTCACTGGTGCAGGAGCTAGGTGTAGGTCTGTTCCTTGTGTCACACCTTAAGCGTACTCAGGGTAAGCCGCATGAAGATGGTGGGCAGATAAGCCTAAGTGAACTACGTGGATCACAGGCTATCGCACAGCTATCTGACATGGTGATTGGTCTTGAGCGTGACCAGCAGAATGAGAACGAGGAGAAACGCAATACAACTACAGTGCGTATCCTTAAGAATCGTTATGCTGGATTGACTGGTGCTTGTTGCTACTTGAAGTACGACAAGATCACAGGCAGGATGCGTGAGGTGCCCAAGCCACAGCAAGAGGATAAGGCTAATGCACTCTAATCTATTCCTAGACATAGAGACTAATGGTCTTGATCCTGACACCGTCTGGGTAGCAGTAACTATGCAGGACGGTAAGGTTCAGGAGCACTATGACAGCGACAGTCTAGCCAAAGCATTGGATGGAGACTTCCCAGTGGTGGGGCATAACCTAATAGGTTTTGACTTGCCGGTGCTAGATAAACTATGGGGAATCCACGTGAGCAAGGACAGGGTGTTGGATACTTTGGTTCTATCACGGCTTGCTAATCCACAGCGTGAGGGAGGTCACAAGCTAGCTAACTTTGGTGGTAAAGGGGATCATGATGATTGGTCTTGTCTATCCACTGAGATGGTAGAGTATTGCATCCAAGATGTACGTGTGACAGAGCAGGCATACAACAAGCTCAGGGTGGAGCTTATCAAGTTTAGTCAAGACTCCATTGACCTTGAGCATGAGGTTCAGTGGATCATACAGGAGCAGATAGGTAATGGTTGGCTCTTGGATATGCGACATGCTGTGGACTTACTGGCTACTCTTAAGGAACGTAAGCTAGCGGTAGAGGATGAGGTGCATGAGGTATTCAAACCTAAGTGGGTTGACGTTAAACAGGTAGTGCCAAAGACCAAGAAGGATGGCAGCCTGTCTAAGGTAGGGCTTACTGACGAAGAATACCAGAAGGTACAACAGTCCGGTGACAGGACTCCCTTCATGCGTAGAGCCTTGAAGCCATTTAACCTTGGCTCAAGACAGCAGATAGGTGAGTACCTGATTGACTTTGGATGGAAGCCCTGCAAGCTAACACCCACAGGTCAGCCAATGGTAGATGAAGCAGTCCTAGCTACCGTCAAGGACATACCACAGGCAGCGTTGATAGCTGAGTACCTGATGTTACAAAAGCGTGTTGCTCAAGTGCAGTCATGGGTAGATGAAGCTAACCCAGACACAGACAGAGTACATGGTTATGTTAATACCAATGGTGCTGTCACTGGTAGGATGACACACTCTAAACCTAACTTGGCCCAAGTGCCTGCAAGCTACTCACCGTATGGCAAAGAATGCCGACAGTGTTGGATTGCTAGAGATGGGTATAAACTTGTAGGGTTTGACGCTAGTGGCTTAGAGCTACGCATGTTGGCCCACTACATGAATGATGAGGACTATACAAATGAAGTCATTGGAGGAGACATACACACTGCTAACCAACACCTTGCAGGACTTGAATCAAGAGATCAGGCAAAGACTTTCATCTACGCACTGTTGTACGGTGCTGGAGATGCTAAACTTGGAACAGTGGCAGGAGGAGGCAGAGACGCTGGTAGTAAACTTAGAGAACGATTTATGTCTAATCTCCCAGCATTTGCAGATCTTAAAGACAAGACTGCAAGAGACTCAGCCCAAGGAGTCATTGAAGGACTAGACGGTAGGAGGCTACACATACGATCAGAACACGCAGCACTTAATACATTGCTTCAGAGTGCCGGTGCAATCGTTATGAAAAAAGCCTTGTGTTTATTACAGGAGTATGCTA